TGGACCTTGTTCTTTCCAGGTCCTAAGACTAGAGAGTGGGGATTCATTCGCAACGGCGAGTGGGTACAGAACGAACAGTATTTGAGAGAGAAATATGAGCTCGAACACTAACGTTTATGGTGGTAGTGGCTTTGGTGCTGCAACACCAACGCCTGCACCAGGACCAGGTTTAACAGTAGGTAGTGTAGTTAATAGTAATTACGTGTTTGCTAGTGGTTCTAATGGTATTAGTGCTGTTGACATTAGTTCTAGCGTAACCAAAATTAATACGCCGTTATTAGTAAATGGCAGAGATGTAATGGCAGAACTTGACGAAATACGTGATGTTCTGTTATTATTAAGACGTGACGTGGATATGGAAGCAAAGTATCCTAAACTAAAGCAACTAGCAGACGAGTATAGGCTTCAGCTAGAAAAGTATAAAACATTTGATTTGATTAAGGAGTCAGCATGAATTGGTTTAAGAAATTAGTAATTAAGTGGGTTCGTGAGGATTGGGACAATGTCAAGTCTACTCGCGAGGTACTGGTCGCCAGTCGTGATGTAGAGGCACAGGTATGCGATGCTGAACCTATTCTAAACTTCCGTGTGTTTAGTGCTGTAGGCGGGCGTGTTGTAGAGTTTCGCAGTTACGATCGTCAAAAGGATCGCAGTAACACACAAACCTATATCATTACTAAAGATGACGACTTTGGTGAAAAGATTGCTAAAATTGCTACACTGGAGATGATGAAATGATTAAGAAACATCATTATAGTTGGCAAGATGTAGAAAAGATGTGCGTAAACATTGCTCTACAAATGTATGCTGACAACTGGCGTCCTGACTATATTGTAGGTATTACCAAAGGCGGAAATGTTCCCGCTACTATCCTTTGTAATATGCTAGGTGTTAGAGGTGAAGCACTAAAGGTTAGTTTGCGTGATGACAAAGAAGGTGATTGCGAAAGCAATTGTTGGATGGCAGAAGATGCGTTTGGTTATGTTCCTCTAGAGGAACAAGCCACATACAAATGCCGTTGGGATAATAACAAACGTAAAAATATTCTTATTGTGGATGATATCAACGACACAGGTGCAACATTTAATTGGATCAAAGAAGATTGGCAAAGCAGTTGTTTACCTAAAGAAGAACATGGCTGGGCTAGTGTATGGAGAGAAAATGTTCGTTTTGCCGTACTAACAGAAAATCTATCTAGTTCGTTTGAAGGTGTTCGGTATCATGCACACGAAGTAAACAAAGCAGAAGAAGATGTTTGGCTAGTGTATCCTTGGGAAGTGGTTGGGCAATGATGGAATTTAAAGATATACCGTGGACGGATGTTTTAATAGACACTAAGGATTTTACCGTCTACAAAGACGGATTTCCCGTTACAGAAGGACATGTTCTTTTTGTACCAAAGGTTGAAGATTGGCAACACATGGTAAAATGCTGGGAAGCTGCTTACAAGTGGGGCTATGACTGGGTTGAACGTGGTTATTGTGATGCGTTCAATATCGGTCAGAATGTAGGTGAGGCAGCAGGACAAACTGTCATGTATGCCCATGTACACTTAATTCCTCGCAGACAAGGAGATATGGAAGATCCGCGAGGTGGCGTTAGACACGTAATACCCGAGAAGGGAAATTATAGAAAGGAAATAACAAATGTCTAATATTTTATCGGGAGTTGACAAGACGCTTATTCGCAATCTTGTTATACTACATACGCTAGTTATTGCTATTAGCAATTATCTAGTACAATTTAAGTTTAATCTGTTTCCAGGTGCTAACTTACCATTCTTTGGGGAGTTTCCACTAGCGGCAGCAGCTTTTACTTTTCCTCTTGTAGTCGTTGCTACTGACTTAACTGTTCGCTTGCTAGGAAAGGAAGCCGGCAGACGTGTAGTTGCGTTAGCAGTAATTCCTGCAATCGTTGCAAGTATTTTGGTTGTATGGGGCGGTGGTGCTCCAATGGAAAAGGCACTACGTATTGGTGCAGCAAGTGGTGTAGCATACGGCGTAGGCACAATGCTTGATGTTTATGTATTCCAGCACATTCGTGACAGATTTACAGAAGCATGGTGGGCAGCACCAGCAATTTCAACCATTGCGGCAAACTTTATTGACACTTATGCATTTTTCTACACAGCATTCTATCCGCAACCTTGGGTAGCTGACGTTGCGTTTAACCAGACCATTACCAAGATGGTCGTAGGATTGGTAGTGTTCCTACCAGCATACGGTGTGTTGCTATCTTATTTGAAAAATAAAATTAGCAAATAATACTTGACAAAAACCTAAATATATGGTACAATGTAACTATAAAGAAACATTGTACCATTAAACATGGCAATCCACTGCCTTAACATCGGAGAAAAACATTGATGAGCAAATCATTACAAATTAGGTGTAAACTAGAAGAAGCTGGCATTCGTTATTGGGCTGGCGACAATATTTCAAAAATCCTACAAAAGGGCGACAAAGAAGAACTAATCAAAGAAGCAACAGAAGCATTTGAAAATGTGCTAGATGCACTTGTTATTGATCGCCATAACGATCCAAACTCTAAAGGTACTGCAAAACGACTTGCTAAAATGTACTTTAATGAGATTATGGCAGGACGTTATGATCCTATTCCTAGTGCAACAGCATTTCCAAACGACAGCGATGAACGTTATGAAGGTATGCTAGTAGTTCGTTCAGAACTAAAGAGCATGTGTTCCCATCATCACCAGCCTGTTACAGGTGTAGCATACATTGGTATTATTGCCGCAGAAAAACTTATTGGTCTATCTAAGTACACACGTATTGCACAATGGTGTGCTAGACGCGGTACACTGCAAGAAGAACTTGCAAATGAAATTGCAAAGCAGATTCGACTAGCAACTAATGCAAAACATTTAGGTGTATATGTACAAGCAACACATGGTTGTTGTGAGAATCGCGGCATTATGGCGCATAGTTCGCTTACACAGACCACAGTACTAAAAGGTGCGTTCAAGGATGACCCAGGTACAAAGAAAGAGTTCTTTGACAACATTAAATTACAACAGGAGTTTGCACCACGATGAAGTTAAGATATTCAGAAGCATTTTATAGTGTGCAAGGCGAAGGCAAGTTTGTAGGAGCACCTAGTGTGTTTCTACGTACCTTTGGGTGTAACTTCCGTTGTATGAACTTTGGTTTGCCTAGAGGTACTGTAACTGGCAAATACAATGCAGAAGTTAAAGATTTGCTTGACAGCGGTAAACTAAACACTATTGAAAAATTTAACGACCTTCCTATTATTGGTACAGGTTGTGATACTTACGCAAGTATCTATCCAGAGTTTAAAAAATATATGATGGATAGAACTGTAGAAGAAGTAATTGACCATTTGTTGTCACTAACACCAGAAGGCAAATGGACAATGGACAATGGACAAGACGTCCATTTAGTTATTACTGGTGGCGAACCTTTGCTAGGATGGCAGAGATTCTGGAAAGATTTATTAACACATCCACGCATGGGAGATTTAAAAAATGTCACTTTTGAGACAAATTCTACGCAAGAGCTCAAAGGAGAGTTTCGAGATTACCTCGAAAGTCAGAGAGCTATACGATTCACCTTTTCCTGTTCACCGAAACTTTCCGTTTCGGGAGAGTCTTGGAATGATGCTATTAAGCCTAGCATTGTTCGGTCTTACTACGATATTCCTAATAGCGACCTTTATCTCAAGTTTGTGGTTAGTGATGATGTGGACGTGGATGAGGTTGGAAGAGCAGTATCAGAGTATAGAGCGGCTGGGATCGAGTGTACGGTCTTTGTTATGCCGGTTGGTGGGAAAGACGGACTCTACCACGAAAACACCAAGCGGGTTGCAAACCTCGCAATGGAGCGAGGATGGAGATATACGCCCCGCCTACATGTCGACATCTTTGGAAACGCCTGGGGTACCTAAACAAGAAACCGTTCAACCAGACGAGGATTTAGTTGAACGTGTAAGGAGATATCAATGAAAAATTGGCTAAAACGTATAACAGGCATCGAAGCAGAAGAACAACGTCTTGCAGAAGAACGTGAATCTGCAGAAACTGAACGTAAACGTATTGAACAAGCAGAAATGGAACTTCTTAAAAAGAAAGATCCAAAAGCATACGCAACTAAAAGGGGTGAACCTTGGGTAGCTGTGTTGGATGTTAAAGTTAATCAAGATAACGTTAGAAACGGATTCTTTGAACTAGACTGGAATGATCCTTTTATATTGGAATTAAGGAGAGCAGGATATGGCGAAGAAGGAGATCTTGATGAGGAAATTGTTGATCGTTGGTTTCGAGACATTGTGTACAATATGCTTCAAGATGAAGGACTGGATACTTCTAGAGGAGCAGGATATATCAATGTGGTTCCAATTAGTAAGGGTAAAAGCTCAGTTTCATGAAAAAGCAAGCTAAAAATATGGTTTTACAAAACGACGAGAAAGACACAATGGCCTTTCAAGTCGTTCGTAAGCTTAACAAAGTTATAATTGATTATTATCACCAATATGAGTATGTTCAGACCATCAAAACAACTCTTGACAAGGGTGCAGAAATATACTATAATGCTATTAACAATGATGGATTTAAAGAGGCTTTTTAATGACTACATACGTTTTAGTTGATACAGCAAATACCTTTTTTAGGGCTCGTCACGTAGTACGTGGCGATATCGACACAAAAGTAGGTATGGCGTTACACATCACACTTAACAGTATTAAAAAAGCTTGGCAAGACTTTAATGCAGATCATGTTGTTTTTTGCTTAGAAGGTCGTAGCTGGCGCAAGGACTACTACGAGCCTTACAAACGCAATAGGCAAGATGCTCGTGATGCACTAAGTCCACGAGAAGCAGAAGAAGACAAAGTGTTTTGGGAAATCTTTGACGAGTTTAAAGAATTTATTGATACCAAGACTAACTGTACTATTATTCGTCATCCGCAACTAGAAGCAGATGACTTAATTGCAGGTTGGATTCAAAATCATCCAAACGACGATCATGTTATTATTTCAACAGATGGTGACTTTGCACAACTTATTGCACCTAATGTACGACAGTACAATGGTATACAAAACGTTACAATTACGCACGAAGGTTACTTTGATGACAAGGGAAAACCCGTTGTAGATAAGAAAACTAAAGAAGTTAAGACAGCGCCCGATCCTCAATGGTTGTTATTTGAAAAGTGTATGCGGGGTGACACTAGTGATAATGTTTTCTCTGCTTATCCGGGTGTTCGAATTAAAGGTACTAAAAATAAAGTTGGCTTACAAGAAGCATTTGCTGACAAGAATACTAAAGGTTACAACTGGAACAATCTTATGTTACAACGGTGGACTGACCATAATGGTACAGAACATCGTGTACTAGATGATTATAATAGAAATGTAACACTATGTGATTTAACGGCACAACCTGCTGATATAAAAGAAATGATTACCCAAACTATTCAAGATGTAAAACCTAAAGAAGTGACACAAGTTGGTCTACGTCTTATGAAATTTTGTGCTAAATGGGATATGCAGCGAATTGCAGATAATGCTGCTCTTTACTCCGAACCACTTTCTGCGAGGTATCCACAATGACTGTAAAAGTAAAACCAGTATTAAAAGATAAATTTTGGATTGTTGAAGAAAACAACGAGCGAATAGGAACACTTTCATGGAACGATGAAAGGTATATGTTCTCTAGTCCAATTGAAACATGTTTCTTTGATAGTAAGCGACAGTTAAAAAAGAAGTTTGGCTTTATTGTATGGGGTGATGAACCTATTAAAGTTAGCGATAAATCGCTAGATCTAAGTGTACATGGATATCCATCTAGTGTACAGCCATTTAATACAATGTATGATCTTAAAAGAAGACTTCCATTGTTTACTAAATCTGACAAATCTAAGAGTTTGTATTGTGCAGGGTATTATATAATTCGATTTGAAAAAGGTTGGGTTAAAAGTTTTTGTCCAAAACTAATTACTATTGAACGTTACGAAAATCGTGGACCGTTTAAAACAGAGTTAGAAATGAGACAGGAGTTAAGTCGTGCCAACCATTGAACCGTTAAACACAATCCCAATACAACAATTTTTACAGCAAGTAAAAAGTGCTGAAGCTAGTAAGGCAAAAGAACTACGTATGCCTATAGATCAATGCAAAAATCTTGCGTTTACTTTGGGCATTGTAATGAGCCGATTACACGGCGATCTAGAAAAACTTGTTGCTAACAGTAAAGATAGCGACGACAGTTTAATTCAAATTAATATGGACGCCGGATCTGGTTGGAAATAATATATATATAGATAGCTTAAATAGAGATAAATATATGCGTATATAACCAAGGAAATACGCATATGAGTCGGCCTAAGCCCAAAGTAATACTTGAATACACTAATAACAAAACCTATAAGACTGAGCAAGTTTTAGAGGCGGATGCTATTTGGGCGGTGTTTTATCAAGGCAAACCGTTCAATTTAAAAAGTTTAAATTCTCTTACGAACTATCCTGGACCAAAATATAAAAAGGTTAGTTTTTCTAATCCCGGACATGCATTTAATCTAGCAAAAAAGCTAAATGAAATGTTTAAGTCTGAAGATTTTTCTGTTTATAAATTAAATAGTGGAGAAATGATACCCCAACACTCTGATTGTTTTACTGATAGTGTTGATGAAGAATGAACTGGAAAGAAACCTATACAAAAATATTTCTGAAGGAATTTGGAAAATCTGTAGACGATGCTACAGTTAAACAGTACCTGCCATTATGGTGGAAGAACACTAGAGATAAGAACAAAGGTGGACTACGCCTTACTGAGCAAGGTTACGAACTCATAAGCAATATTGGACTTGCTACATACGACATACCGTTTCCAAAAGATATGCCCTTAACTGCACAAGTTATAATATTCCTAGATCAATTTATTGACTGTCCATATTACTTGTTCCAAAAAAGTGTTGTAGTAACAAATGAACGAAAAGCAGTCGAGCTTACTCTTTTTTCGGGAGACATACGTAAATATGGACTCATAAAAGCTATGAAAAGATCCGAAAAAGAACAAAAAACTTCTTGACATGTGTTCTAGTGATGCTATACTATATACATAGTTAGAAAAAACTATATGGCACTGAACACTACTGAAGGAATACAAAATGGCTATCACAGATGCAACCCGGACTGTTACTCCTAACAAAGCTAAAACTAGCATTAAACATGCAATGCAGAAAAATCGTCCAATTTTTCTTTGGGGTCCTCCCGGCATTGGCAAATCAGATATTGTAAAACAAATTACTGAAAGTTTTACAAACTCATTACTCATTGACATTCGTTTAAGTCTTTGGGAACCTACCGATATTAAAGGTATTCCATATTTTGACTCGGTTTTAGGTAAAATGGTTTGGGCTCCTCCAATGGAATTGCCCGATGAAGAACTTGCATCAAAGTATGATACAATTGTTCTTTTCCTTGACGAAATGAACTCTGCGGCTCCTGCTGTACAGGCGGCGGCATATCAACTAATCCTAAATCGCCGCGTAGGACAATATAAACTTCCTAAAAACGTAAGGATTGTTGCTGCTGGTAACCGAGAAGCAGACAAAGGTGTTACATACCGGATGCCTGCTCCACTTGCTAATCGTTTTGTCCATATTGAACTTACAGTTTCATTTGATGACTGGTTCCAGTGGGCTGTAGATAACAAACAACATAAAGACGTAGTAGGCTACTTGCAATTTGCAAAACAAGACCTCTACGACTTTGATCCTAAATCTCCTAGTCGTTCGTTTGCAACGCCTCGTTCTTGGTCGTTTGTAAGCGAGCTATTAGAAGATGAACTTGACGACACTACTACTACTGATTTGGTTAGCGGATCAGTAGGTGAAGGTCTTGCTGTCAAGTTTATGGCTCACCGTAAAGTAGCCGCTAACATGCCTAACCCGACAGATATTCTAGAGGGCAAGGTAAGAGAGCTAAAAACTAAAGAAATCAGTGCCATGTATTCCTTGACTGTTTCGCTCTGCTACGAACTGAAAGAAGCGTGTGACAAAGGCGACAAGAAGTTTGACTCCAAAGTTAATAACTTCTTGCGTTTTGCAATGGACAATTTTGAAACTGAGCTGGTAGTAATGGGTATTAAAGTTGCCCTTACCCAATACAGCCTTCCAATTGATCCAGACGAAGTAGAATGCTTTGATGAGTTCCACGAACGTTATCATAAGTATATCAAAGCCGCTTCAACAGACAAGTGAGCCATTAAGAGTGGGCTAATTAGCCCACTCTTTCTTTTTATAGTTGACAAATACTGTAAATATGTTA